TCTTGCTGCGCGAACCAGATAGCAGTAGGATCATTACCACCGATATCCCAAGCAGTAAATACAGGTAGGGAAGGGTCCCATGGGTAATTACCTACAAAGCCCTGCTCCTTGAGCATGGCCAAGTTCTTACCATAATATGTACCTTTAACTGCCGCATCAAAAGAACATTCATACTCTTGGTTATATGCCTCATCACCTATCTCGTCTCTAAAGTCTTTTAGTTGTTCGTGAGTGAATATGCCAGTTTCACTGGCTTTGAATAAATGTGAATACCAGTTTCGAGCATCCTCTTTAAGGCCTCTCTGGTACAGCCTATATAATAGATTCTTCCCTTCTGGTGTACCAATGAATATAGCCCATCCATCTCTATCAGTTAGGGCTGGCATCAATACCTTATCCCAAATCTCTTCAGGCATCTGTGCAACCTCATCTAGTACAACTCCATCAAAGTACATCCCACGCAGACGCGCTGGGTCATCCGCGCCTTCAACATAGATAGTACATTTCGTACCACCAGCTGTAGTAAACTCTACCTTTAACTCGGCCTCATTATACTTTACATCAGGCAGGAAGCCTGTGTTGTCCTTCATTATACCCCATACAATCTTCTTAGCTTGTGCTTTCTCTGGGGCAACATAGGCGTACTGCGGTCTATTCTTCTGACACTGTAGCGCTCTAAAGATCATCTCGTTGATACAGAAGTATGTCTTGCCGAAACGACGATGAGCAACTACCACATTATATTTACGTAAGTCCTTATGTAGATCGGCTTGTAATGGCCTAGGTTGATATGGACTCTTAATTATCTTAGTTGTCATGGGATACCTCGAATAAGGAGTCTATTATACCACATTAAGGTATTCTACTCAATACTCTATTATGTGGGGTGGAAACCCCCTACTACATTGATTGTAACAATTTGTAACATTTAGTGATTGATAGTTATGTTAAATTTTTGTTAAACTACTTGACATGACCAATTTAACTTTGCTATTATACTGTAGTGAGATTAAGATACGATTATAATTTTAGATAATTCTAGTATCGATGTTCTCACATCTTACACGAGTTCGATTAGACTCTCCTCTCCTCAAGAACGATAAACACGATGAAACATAAAGATACTCACTAAACGGTCTATAGAGTATACTTCACAATTTAAGGATAGCTATGTCTGATGATCAAATTCTAGCTCACTTACTAATCATAATGGATGACTTCGAGAAAGAATCCAATAGGATTGACCTTAGAGACAATCTTAATGACCTTGTTAGCTACCTTAGTGATTCCGCTGATAAAAAATAATTTCGATATTGTTGTCCGTTAGTACCATCAACTTTAACGCCACACCGAGGGGGTACAGATATTTTGGGTATACCCCTTTCCGCAAACACTATATATAGATCCAAATCCCGCACAGATAGATTCTGCCTGGGTTTGATAGGGTTTTTCCTGTTTTTGGAGGTTGTAGTAGCTAGGGGCTATGGGACACCTAGATCAGCATACTCATACTTAGCTATTACAAGCTGTGCTATACGCATTAGAGGCTTAACCTCGAACTCATCCTTACTCATGTTAATTAGTATAACTCCAATCTCACCCCTATAGTCTGAGTCGATTGTGCCAAAGTGTGCCGTAATTCCATACTTAGCTGCTAGTCCTGACCTTGGTCTAACCTGAGCTTCGTATCCTATTGGTAGCTCAATTGATATCCCAGTTGGTATAATTACACGTTCTAGTGGTTGTAGTATAATAGATTGAGTTATATTGGCTTGTAAATCCAAGCCTGAGCTATATAATGTTGCATATGAAGGTATATCTACGCCATCTGCCTTAGTTATATTAATCTGTACCATCTTTGGCCCTCGCATGTGTATTACGTATCTTATTTATGAATTCTAGCTCTGATATCAGGTAGGTTAGGCTTAGGTGACGCTTATAGTCCTCAAATGAGGCCTCAATGAAGGCGTCTTGCTTCTCTATTGTATCCAAGCTCCTCTCTAGATATAGAAGGTAATCATATGACATCGTTGGATCTCCCATATTATAGTGTTTTGCTTCATATTCCTCAACTAGTGCACATAATCTATCTAGTTCATCATAGTTGTCAGTATTGTCCCATATATCATCAATACGCCTGAGTACCTGGTTATACTGCTCTTCTGTCTCAATTATGTTCATCTTCAAACTCACCTAATTCTATTAGCTCTAGGGCTGCGATTAGTTTATTAATATCATCGTGTACTAGATACTCATTATAGGCTATTGCTGCTAATGTACGTTTAGATCTGATCCTGTATCTCATTCTACTTATCTCCATGTTTCATTGTAAGAGTCTAGATAGGACTTTAATGCCCTCTTGTAGGTTTGTTCTACCCATAATAGATAACCTGGGAATACATCTACGTAATTGCAGTATGCCCTGTCTAATGCTGCTGGTACTTTCTTACCATCGTACATTACACCTTCTAATGTCTTAAGTTTGACACCTAACTCTGCAGCAAACTCTTCCATTGTCATATCGCCTCGTGTGGCGAACAACACATCCTCAACTGATTGTGGTAATACTGCCATGTTCATTGTACACCTCCATTATTGTTTATAAGTCCTGCTTGACGTATAATTAGACCGAATTGCATCATCTCTTTCCCTAGTCGTTCGTGTGATCCATGTATTACAAAGTCTTCATATAATGATTGTACCACTCTAGTTACTATTTCTGGGTCTTTTTTGATAGCTAATGCTACTTTCTTTAGGTCATTATTCATTTGCTCCTCCTTCTAACTCGTCAGCTAGCTCATTTATTAGTTGGTTTAGATCGTCAATCAGTTCATAGTATATATAATCCATACTATGGTCTTCGTTGCGCATTAGACGTGCTATATCAAGTGTATCAGATATGTCCTTAACCATTTGCCGACATATTTCTTCTTGTATAGTTATGTTATCATCATCCTTAGCATCTAACTTAGTATGTGTTATTTGTGGCACTTCTTTCACTATAACTGACGTTACCTCATTTAATACACGTATAGATTCTATATCAGATGGGGATTGGTAGTCTACATCTAGAGTATCACATAGTAGCTTTTCATTAACTATAGGCTCATTCTCAAGGGCATATTTGATATCATTAACTAACTGTAGTAGGTCATCCTTAGATAATGCAACTAGAGGTATAGGTTCCCTATCAAATGCCTGTATAACTGTTGACTCTGGGTTGTACCTAACCTTCTTTGCTTGGTACAAATGAAAGCTTGGCTGCTCCCCATCTCTATCCATATACTCTATAGATTTAAATATTCTTATTGTCATTTATTATCCTCTCCTAACATATTCTTTAAGAATTCTAGCGATGATTTAAGTTCATCTTTATCTGTACTGTCTTTAAAGTTAGTTCTCATTCTATCTAGATACTGTAAGATATCTTTGGTATCCATATCTTCCGGAGACTCGTCTCTTACTTTGAATTTGTAGGCCATTGTGTACCTCAACTTCTTATCTATAATATAATAGTACTACATTTCTTAAGTAAAGTCCAGTAAAATATTTAAGGGGACTATTGCTAGCCCCCTCTTTGTATAACTATTATTGTCTTATGTTTATCTTAGAATGGTGTATCTAGAGAATTGTTTTTAAAAGTTTTAGTATTCTCTTTTTTAAAACCTTTAACGTCTTTAGAATTACTTTCATATACTACCTCTAAATTATATGCTTTATATACATTGTCTTGTTTGTCTTTACCTTCGAATGTGTGCCCGAATACTGGTATCTCTACTGATCCATCACTCTGTAGGAAGGCCTTTAGTTCTTCTTTAGCTATCTTAATTGTACCTTTCAGATATACTTTACCTGAGTCCTTTGCCTTGTTTAGGAACAATCTTGATATAAATTTACGATCTGCCATATATTAAATCCTCCTTATATATACATACGATCTTTCATTAACTTGTCTGCCAGTGTCCTTAATCCACGTGCACCAAGCTTTAAGCGGATTGCTTCGTCCACTATATCCCAGATCTCCTTCTCGGTTAGTGTTAGATTTAATCCTCTTAATTCCCCTAATATCTTATACTGATTAACTATAGAATCTACTGGTTCTACCATAATTCTGTAGCACTCTTCTCTGCTTAAGTCATGTAACTCTATAACTTGCCCTATACGCCCTACTAATTCCCTTAGTAATCCAGCTTTAATAGCTTGTTGTTGATCGAACACAAACTCTTCTGGTTCTTTGGTTTCCGTAGCAAAGCCTATTGTGGTAGGGTTCTTAAGTTTCTTAATAGCTGATTCTCTGTACGCAGTGAATGCGCCACCTAGTACCCAAAGGATGTTACGGGTGTCGACTTGGAAGCCGGTATTGCGTCCTTTATCATTGGTTACATTATACTCCTCTTGACCCTCAATAAGGGTTAGTAGTTGTTGTTGTACGGCCAATGTACCGACCTTACCTACGCCCTCTTGGTCTGATAGCTTATCAACCTCATCTAAGAAGATGATCATGTTTTCCACTCTTTCGGGATTATCGTCGCACCTAGCACATGCCTCAGTTATAATTGAGTCTAGATCTCTACCAACATAGCCTGCTTGAGTGTAAGATGATATATCTACGGCCATTACGTCCTTTCCTAATGTACGCCCTATAACCTCTAATAAGTATGTCTTACCTGTACCAGATGGTCCTACTAGCATTAAGTTAGTTTTCTTTAATCTAGTTTCAGACTTCTTAATCCTTCTATTGTGTTCAGTTATAACCTCATGGTTAACCATAGCAATAGCTAATGCCTTTTTAGCTGCATCTTGACCAATAACAAACTTATCTAATTCTGCTACCAAATCTGATGGTTTACGTGTACGTTTAAACTGTGGTTCTAGATAAACCTTAACGTCGGGATCTAAGTCTCTGATGTTGTATAAATTGTTAATCATAGTTACCCGCTAAATTCGTTGAGCTCTGTTTACTTTGTAATCCTCAAAGACGGAGATTATATAATCCATATCTGAAGCTCTTACACCTTCTATTATAGCATCCTCGTTAGCTTTGTCAAGGAAAATAAATGTTTCTATCAATCTTCTTACTAGAAGACCTCTAATCTCTTTCTTACCAGCATATCTCCATCTACCAAACTCTTGTGATATATCCTCTACTCTACTATCTGGTATCCTAGATCCTTTATGCCTAGATAATAATTTAAATAGTGTAGATCCTCTAAAGTTTCCTACGCCTATATTAAAAACAAGGCTTACTAGTGCGTCAAACTGGCTTTGAGTAAATATAACTCCTACCCTATCAATCTCTGCAATGAAACCTACCAAATCCAACTCTAATAGCCTCATTATCTGTGCGTCAGTAAGGGATTTAACCTCATCACTATTTGATATACCAGTAACTTTATGCAAGTTAGGATCATTATCCAATATAAGATGACCTACACCTATAGTATCTAGACCAGCACTATCTTTGTACCGTTTGTTACTGATTCCCTCTAAGTCCATGATTAATCTAATTCCGGCTGAAGATATCTGCATTACTCTACCTCCTCATAATTGCGTGGGGATTCTTGACGTAGTTTGATTTTTAACGTACGTAATACTACATTTAGCATCCTTAGTGTTATTTTACCGCTTCTAACCATATTACTAAGCACTTCTGCACTAGTACTATTACCAAGCATATCTGATACATAGCCGTAATCGTAGTAGGTTGTTATGTATTTATCTAATAGTACAAAGAAACCTTCGTGGTCCCTTAATGATAAGGCTTCATTCATCCTATCTATCATAGAAAATTTATCTGTCATAACACACCTCTATTATATACTTTAAGTATATCACACATATACATATATTACAAGATAAATATAATAGATACAGATATCCTTAAGCATTATTATTTTAGTTTATGAGTACCTCTATTAGACCGTGTATAGAGTAACTATTAGTTTCATTGTGTTTATCGTTCTAGAGTAGAGAGTATTTTAATCGAACTCGTGTAAGATGTGATAACATCGATACTCTTATTATCTATTAGTATAACTCGTATCTTGAGTCTACTACAGTTAGCTTCTAGTATAATAGCAAGTTTAAAATAGCCTTGTCAAGGGTTTGTAACATAATTATTGTATAAAAATAACTTGACTTTTTACGAATATTGAATCTAGCTAGGTTCCACCTAGCACAGGAGCCTACTAAAGATTTTACTTGTATTGATATTTTTTTAGGAGTACAATAATAATATAACCAAAGAGTTAATAAAATGAAAAACAATAACGAACTAGAAAACCTAACACTAAGATCAGTAACAGTATATGTATTAATAATACTAGGAGTAACTCTACTTGTAGCTTTAATCGGGTAGGTGTCGCCAGGAGGAAGAAATGAATTCAACAGAAATATATAAACTAGTAGCCTTCTTAAGTTATGTAGGCATAATTGTAGTAACAATATTAATGGGGTAATAAAATGTTAGATGAATTTTATATAGCACAACAAAGGGACAGTAATAGAATAATACTATCATTAGTAATAATTGCTGTAGTACTTATAACTCTAATATATATCTTTGCACCAGAATTAGGTATAGAGCAGAGCTTAATCGGCTCAGATACTGACATGCCTAATCATTTTGAAGATGGTAGACATTTTTAAATAAAATGTATTGACTTCGGTTTAGAAAAGAGCGATACTTAAGTTATAGAGGGAATTAACCCTCACAGAATAAAGTAGGAAAATAAGATGACCAAGATTCAAAGCCCATTCATAATCGCCACAGCAGCAGGCGTGGGTGTAGTAGCTGCAGACGCAGCTTGGTTGGTTGGTGAACTACTTACACACTTCCAAGTATTGACTGTAGACCAATATGTAATATATAGACTTGTTATATTAACCTTATTAATAGTTGGTGGTTTAATTTGTGCCTACAGTATTAAAGTATATTTAAGCAATGGTTACTTAAGAGCCGATAACGAAGCTCACAAAGAACACATGAAACAAAGTATACAACAAAGAAAACGTAATAAAATTTTCCAATAGGAGGAAGCCATGTTTATATATTATAAAGATTTCGTAACTGATGACACATTAGGTTGGAGCGATGTAGCAGTAAATGACGAAGAAAACCAAGTAATGTTAGTAAAAGGTTCCGAATTAGATAGCTATTTAGAGTCTTTAGAAGACGAAGTACAACATAACGAAGCTATGTACGAATTACTAAAAGCCCACACAAGTAAATCCAAAGTAGTAAGCTTTGAGATGTATAAAGAAATATATGGACACTATAAAGATTCTCTTGACATTCTTGAGAAATTACAATAAACTTAATATAAGAGGTAAATACGATGACAACTTTAATATTAGTAAGCGTAGCTTATTTAGTAATACCAGCAACACTAAAACTTGCACTAGAAACATCAGCAGAAAGAAAGGCACATAGATATGGCAGACATAAATAAAAACAAAGATAAATGCGCCGGACGTAGGGATAGCCTTAAATCAGCTACCCCTTCCTGGCTAACAGTAGAACAAAAGACACATATTAATAAGTTCTATGATTTAGCAAAACATCTAAGCGCAACAACAGGCGTACAGCATGAAGTAGATCATATAATACCAGTTAATAATCCAATAGTATGCGGACTACACGTACCAGCTAACTTACAGGTTATAACTCACGCACAGAATAAAGAAAAAGGTAATGATATACGTTATGAGGCAGAGCCTGGATCTATAACTATAAAAGATATAGAAGGTCTTACCTCAATACGTAATAGAGGTAAGTTCGTTAAAGGTGTTTCAGGAAATGCTAATGGTAGACCTAAAACTGTTAAGATAGCTAAAGATCAGCAGGCCACACTCAATGCAATATTTGATGAAGCTGATGGGGATGCAGTTAAGTTCCAACAATTGATATTGAAAAATGGTAGTAAGCTTAACTTAGACTTAAGTACAGCAATGAAATTAGCTAAGGAACTATCTGTATACCAAACACCACGTAAGGCTAGTATAGAAACCAAGAACGAAGATGTTAAGAATTATGTGATACAATACAGTATACCAGCCAAAGAAGAACCTAAAGTAATTGATCATGAGGATAACGATGACCAACAATAGAATTATACCAACAACATACGAAGTAAGCGACAAGGGTGTCAAAGCCATGGATGTTTATTCCAGATTACTCAGGGAACGCATCATATTTGTTAATGGCGAAGTTAATCATTTAATGTCTGATGATATAATAGCCCAGTTATTATTATTAGAATCAGAAGATAAGAATGCTGATATTTATATGTACATTAACTCACCTGGTGGATGCGTAGTATCAGGAACATCTATAGTAGATACGATGAATCTAATCAAGCCAGACGTAGTTACAGTTGTAACTGGATACGCATGCTCTATGGGCTCAGTAATAGCTTCCTCAGGAACATTAGGTAAAAGGTTTATATTACCAAATGCTCAGTTCATGCTACATCAGGTTTCAGCAGGAACGCGTGGTAACGTACAGGATATGGAAGCATCGTTCGAACACACTAAAAAACTTAACAAAAAACTTATGCAAATATTAGCTGATAATACTGGTCACACACTTGGTAAGATCCTAAAAGATACTACAAGAGATTTATGGTTGGATGCAGAGGCATCAGTTAATTACGGCCTAGTAGATTCAATAATGAAAAAGAGGTAGTTATGGATAATAGAAATGAATATATAATGTTTTTGATGTTCTTAGTATCCTCATTCACTTATATAGTAATGTTTATAATTTTATCAGGGCTTATACAATGATAACTAAATTAAGAAATATACTAGTGTTTATTATATTACCATCCTATATAGTAGGTATGATAACATTCCTCTATCTAGCAATTACGTTTGGTATTAAATTATATTAAGAACGATACATCGAAAGCTTTAGGTCCAGTTGTAAAAACCAGCTGGACTTTTTTATTGTGATATGTTTGAAAATACGCCATCTTGACCTTCATCTCAGGAGTTAACATACCCTTGACATCTATTATATATTCCTTACCACTATTACCTATAACTACAAAATCTGCAATGTAAGCCATCTTTAACTTACCATCCATATTAGGTAATGCATATCTTACTTGTTCCTTGATACTTTTTATCTGCTTAAGCTCTAGCATCCTCACTAGTGTCATTGCGTACTCAGCCTCAGACCTTGAGTCATACTTACGACCATTAACAGTAACCTTTACGTTATTAAATCTAGATCGTTTAGTAAATCTTGTTGACATTATACATCCTCTGTGTTACACTGAATAGTGATGATACATATTACCATACAAATGGGGTAGGATGCAAGTATTTAAATTTACCAACGGTTCTCCAGAGTGGCTACACAAACGTAGACAGTATTTAACTGCTACCGAAGTTGCATCTTTATTTGGATTGAATCCATATAAGTCAGCCAATAAACTAATCAAATCCAAACTCATACCTGAGCCGCCATTTGATAGTATACATATGCGCGCAGGAAGAATCTTTGAGAGTTCTGTATTTATGGATTTACGTGAACGAGGTATTATTGCTAAACAACCCGGAGACGGTAATGTAGTAATGATTGCGCATGATACCGTTAAGATATCGGCAAGCTTAGATGGCTATATAATTAGTGAAGAAGGTAATCATATAGTAGAGGCTAAGACTACAATAGAGAAAATACGTGAGTGGGATTCAAATCCACCCATTGCATACATTCTACAGGTACAGACTCAATTAATGATTAGTGGATATAAGTCAGGTATCCTGGCTTGTCTAAGCCTTACCGCCCCATTTCCTGGAATAGGATATGAGATACAACCTAATAAAATAATACATGATCTTATACTAGAAGAGACCAATAGATTTTGGAATTGTTTAGAGAATAATAAGAACTTTGTAGTGCATCAACCTAGTAAAAGAATTATCCTACAGCATATATACGACGGTATAGAACTGCTATATAATTAGTTCTTGACTTTTTGTACATACTGATATAATATAGTTATATGTACATGAGGATATATAAGATGAAAACTAATGTAAGCGATTTACTAGAGATATTAGATACACTTAGAAAGAACCAGCTTAGACAAGATGATTACGGATCCGAATATAAAAGACTGTGGTTAGCAGTAATTGTTTACGGTATAATAGACTTACAATCTTCAGATAGATTTCTAAGAAAAGACGCTAAGGAATTTTTTAATAGCGACTATCTAAGAGATATATGTAAACAAATAGATATTGACTACTTAAAATTATATGATAATCTAGTAGTTAGATCTCTGATATAGAGGATAATATGAATACAATATTCAAACAAGCAATAGTATTAGTAAGCGCAGTGGCAATATCCACATCAATGCTTTATACTGCTTATCAATACGCCGAGCCAGAGCCTATCGATGCTAATTCATGTGTAATATATAATGGTGAGGTAAACCAGCAAATGGTAGATAGTGTAAAGAAACAGCTGTTGGGAAAGGTTTCCAAACCCTGCATTAATCTAACTACTTATGGCGGAGAATTAGAATCTATGGTAGATGTAATTGCTCTACTGAGAAGCATTACAGGAAGCTTCGATATCATTGTACCTAAATATGTAATGTCTGCCGGGGCAATCATACTAGCTCACGCAGATCATATATACATAAATAGTCCAGCAGTGGTTCTATTCCACACCCCACGTATAGCAGATAGGGATGGGCTATTAGTAACTGAGCCTAAATTTAATACAGCATTTAACAAGTACTTACTAAATAGTACATCAGCACGTAAAGCACTCACAGAAGAACAGAAGTTCGCATACATTAATGGTATGGATATTATCTTGACATCTACTGAGATTCGTGAGAGAATAGGACATAACAGAGTAAAAATATTATAGGGGGAAACTATGAATAGAAGTGAATCAATAGGTAAGTTAGCTACCGCTCTAGTAAAAGCACAGCTAGCAATGGGATCAGCTAAGAAAGATGCAGCTAACCCATTCTTTAAATCTAAATACGCCGACTTAGCAGAGGTAGTCTCTGTAGTCAAAGAGCCATTACTTAAAAACGGAATCGCGTTCCTACAGATAGTAACAGAAGCAGGAGTAGAGACAACGCTAGTACACGAAAGTGGTGAGTTTATATCTGGTACCACGCCCGTAGTTGTAGCTAAACAGAACGACCCACAGGCCTTAGGTAGTGCAATAACATACGCTAGAAGATACGGACTACAGGCAATGTTAGGCATTCCTGCTGAAGATGATGACGGAGAAAAGGCAATGGGAAGACAAGCCGCAGTTAAGTCAGTAGCCCAGGCACCTGGATTTAAAAAATCAGATAAAGCCTTTGCACCAACAGGAGACGGCTTCGACTTCTAAATAACTTATAAGGTTGTACCATGAAGACATACTTTCTAGACATTGAGGCAAACGGATTACTCTTAGACGCTACAGATGTTTGGTGCGTAGTAGTCAGCAATGGTACAGCCACAAGAACCTTCACACCATTTAAGAACCCAGAGCACTTAGTAGAATTACAATCTATATTAGATAAAGCTGATAGGATAGTTGGTCATAACATAATGATGTACGACCTACCTTGTTTAAAAAGATTGTATAATGTAAAGTATGACTTTACCAAAGTAGTTGATACTATACTAATAAGTAGGGCCTTACTCCCAGATCGGGAGAACGGACATAGCCTTAACGCTTGGGGACAAAGATTAGGCGTACATAAATCGGAGTTTAATGATTTTAGTCAATACTCTGAAGAAATGGTGAAGTATTGTATACAGGACGTAGTAGTAACCGAAAAACTTTATAACCATCTTATATCTGAAGTAGATATCAACGCTACCTTCATAACCATAGAGCACAAGTTCGCCTATCTAATTAACCAACAAATCATGGCTGGATTCACGTTAGACGTAGATGGAGCTAAGAAGTTATACGACGAATTAAATATAGAGTACCAAGAACTCAGAGAGAAATTAAGTTCATTAATGCCAGCACAAAAGGATTTAACGCATTATAAAACAGTCATTAAGAAAGGTGCCCTTCTGTCAGAGAATGATACCTCATATACATATACTTCTAACAAAAAGGTAGTAACTAAGGAGTTTAAATTTACTGACCCTAATCCAACCAGTAGACTACAATTAATAGCATACTTCAAGGAATTAGGGTGGGTACCAAAAGAGTTTACCGAAGCAGGACAGCCAGAAATTAATGAGAAAATCCTAGACTCTATAGGTACTGAATCATCTGCTATTGCTGCGAGAATGTTTAGACTTCAGAAACAAATAGGTATGATAAACGACGGACAATATGCGTGGATTAAGTGTGTTAATCACCGCACAGGAAGAGTGCACGGAGATGTTATAACCAACGGGGCAAACACCTCTAGATGTACACACTCCAAACCTAATCTAGCACAGGTAGATAAAAAGGATTTACGTATGCGTGATTTGTGGAAGCCTCGTGAAGGCTTTAAGCTAGTAGGCTGTGACGCATCATCCTTAGAACTAAGAGTACTAGGACACTATCTATCATTCTACGATAAAGGCTTATTTGCAATCGAGGTAGAAAGTGGCGACGTACACACACGTAACAAAGATCTTGCAGGATTAGCTAAACGTGATAGTGCTAAGACCATGATATATGCACTGGTGTATGGAGCTGGTAATGCTAAGTTAGGAAAGATTAAGGCCGATGACATGGGTGTCGCAGAGAGGGATCCGGTAAAGCTTATGCGTCTTGGTACACAGCTACGCCACACAATTGAAGAACAATTCACTGGATACTCAGAATTACTTAAGGATGTACAGAACGTATTTCTAAAACGGAAATATCTTAATGGTTTAGATGGAAGGCCACTACATCCGAGAAAAGAATACTCAGCCTTGAACCTTTTAATACAATCAGCTGGCGCTATAATAATGAAGCAGGCATTAATAAATTCATATGAGCTATACACTAAAGAAGGGTTCTTACTAGGAACAGATTACAACTACGTGGGAAACATACACGACGAAGCGCAGATAGAATGCAGACCAGAGATAGCAGAGAAGATAGGATCATTATTTAGAGATGGTATTATTAAGGCCGGTGAAGATTTTAAAATGAGATGTAAAATGGACGGTGAGTATAAAGTTGGGAATTCTTGGAAAGAAACTCATTAAATATGTTGACACCGGTTTTATTGCGTAGTATCCTTAAATCATAACCCAGGAGAACAACAATGAAAAATATAATAGAAACACCTAGCGAGAACAGAATCAAAACCATCTTAGGCTCTATTTATAAAAACGTAAATACCCTAGAAGATTTTTCTCCAAAAAATAAAGCATTAAAAAGTTTTATAAAATATCATTTAAACATAGTACATAACGAACACACTAGCTTATCTCAGTTAGAGAAAGTTGACGCTATCTTTAATAACATGGTATCTAAAATTAATAAATAGGAGGACAACATGGCATTCAAACCAATACACAAACACTTAGTAATAAAGGCTAAAGTAACCTTACCTATAACATCTGAATCACAAGGAAATACATTCATGGTATCCCTTATAGAGAAAATAGGAATGGTACAAGTAACTCCAGCCAGATCAGTATATGTATCCGAGGAAGGAAACGAAGGATTAACCGGATCTGTAAACCTAGCTACGTCACATATAGCATATCATATATGGGATAAGGAAAACTTACTAATGATGGACGTATATAGCTGCAGAGATTTTGATATTGACATTGTATTCGAACACATATACGATTATATGGGAAGCCTAATAGCCGAAGCAATAATAATTGATAGGGAAACTGGCGAGATAGAGAATCGTACAGTTAGAATAAAATGAAAACAGTTAAACAATACTCACTAGAGACTTTACTCTCAGAGTTGAAAACAACAGTCGATGATGCAATACGAGCATCTAGAGCTATAAATGAGGATAACCCAAGTGCAATCATAGATGTAGAACTATTGATGGAAAGATCTAAAGTACTATCTATAAGAGCACGTAAGTTAGCTGGTAAAATTTATGTTGAATAAAACCCTACAGCAATGTCCTAAATGTGCATCTTCAAGAAAGAAGAAACATCTAGCTACATGCTCAGTAATAGAATTTGAATCCGGATATAGCTACAAGTGCTTTCACTGCGGCTATAAAGAATTCATACAAACAAAGGAGAGGATAGTCATGGATAAGGATGAGATAGAAAAAGTCCAGATTACAGACGCTATCGAAATACCTGATGGGGAAGTACCCTTTGAATCAGAGGATACTATATTCCATAAGTATTACAAAGATAACAAATGCGTAATGTTGATAGCTAGACGTGGATCTGGAGATGATAAGTGGATACGCCCATTCATACTTACCGATGAGGGGTGGGTAACATCAGATACCAAGGGACCTTTCTTGTACAGATCAGAGTTCCTGCATGATGATGGTCGCCCTGTACTAGTGGTAGAGGGTGAGAAAGCAGCTGATGCAGCCGCTAAAATATTCACTAAGGCTGACGTTGTTAGCTGGAAAGGTGGTGCGACAGCAGTCTTATTAGCGGATTGGGCCAAAATCGATAATAGGGATATAGTACTATGGCCAGATAACGATCCAGCCGGTAAGGACGCAATGAATAAACTAGCCGGAGTATTAAAAAGTAAGAGTATCTACTTAGTAGATGTGAGTAGCTTACCACCAAAGACAGATCTAGCAGATAACTTATCTTTGGATACAATAGCTGAGATATACAAGACACGTAAGAATGTAGCTAAGCCAATGCTTAGAGGTATAATAGATACCGATAATGTACAATCAATGTTTGAGAATATCGAAGAAGGATTATCTCTAGGATGGCCAGGCATGGATAAGTATATTAAGCTACCGACTCACGGATTAGTAGTAATACCAGGACGTACCAACCACGGTAAGTCACTATTCCAAATAAACATGATGGCAAATCTTTTAAGACAGACTAATACAGCATGTATATACCTATCTTACGAGATGCCTAATGATGAGATTATACTAAGGTTGATAAAGACCCTAAATGGTACAGCCTTTGATCCAGTAGGTTATAAAGATGACTTAGTATATAAACAAAAGATACAGAATAATGAATTACCAGAAGTTGATGAAGTAAATAAATACATCCAACAAGATAGGTTATTCATAACAGATGCTGACGTAGGTGTGGAAGAAGTTGAGGAGACAATAAGATATTTAGCAGCGCTTAAGCGCAAAGTGGTTATATTCATAGATTACCTACAGTTAGTACCGGCGAACAGAGGTAGGCAGGAAAGATACTTAGAAGTTAAGAACATAGTGGAGAAATTTAGACAACTAGCAAATGAGTTTAAGTATATTATAGTAGGTGGATCACAGCTTACCTCTGGCGATACCCCATTCCAAGATCAAGCACGTGAGAGTAAAGATATATCATTCACAGCAGCGCTTATATTAAAAGTGTGGAATAAGGAATCAGCTAGAGTTACAGGAACAGTAAAACAAGTAAAAGACCCAGACAATCCTAGAGAGAAGATAGAAGCAGATTATTACGATGATGTACCAGGAACATTCGTGGTGGAAGTTATAAAGAGTAGGCAGGGAAGTTTAGGAAGAACTATTGGGTTTAAAACAACAAACGGATGTAAGCTTGTAGAAGCTTCCGTAGAAAGTAAGGGAGGTTTCTAATGTACTGGTTTATGATTATGGAATACTTACTAAAGATGCAGCTATCTATGCTGTCAACAATACAAACAAACCCAGTAACTAAGAAGTATTTAGGTGCTGAGATAATAAATCTTGACAATTATAGAATACAGAAGTACAATAGATATAATGCTAAGGAGAACAACAATGACAACAATTAATAAACCTAAAATATTAATATGGGATATTGAGAATTTACCTAATAGAGGATACTTCTTTAATGTCTATAATGGACCTATGGGTACGCTACCTTTTATAGAGAAGACACACTCTATAATATCTATAGCATACAAGTGGTTTGAAGAAGGCGAAGCACAGGTAATATCTACAGCTGACTTCCCTAAGAATCTTAAGAAAGATCCCTATGACGATAGTGAAGTAATCAAAGCTTTCGCTAAGATATATAACGAGGCTGACTACACTGTAGCTCATTATGGAGATAAGCATGATATTAAGATGTTTAACTCTAGGGTATTACTTAACGGGTTAGATCCACTAAAACCTGTGCAGTCTATAGATACATACAAATTAGTTAAGAAACATTTCAAACTAAATACTAATAAACTAGATCATATAGGGTATTGGTTAGGTGAGGGTGTCAAAAACAAGATGGAAGCTATGGATTGGGTACGATGTGCTAATGGCGATCTCGAGGCAATTAAGAAGATGGCCGAATACAATAAAGTAGACGTAGAGCTTCTTGAGAAAGTATTTATTAGATTATTACCATACGTAGATACAAAGATCAACAGCAATCTATTTGCAGTAGATGCGCCAAACCTATGCCCACACTGCTCATCACACGATGTTATTAAACGTGGATCATACTATAACAAGACGGGACGTAAGCAGATCCTATTATGCAAATCATGCTCAAAATATTTTAATATAAAGGAGTAAAGCCATGACAGTTTTTACAAATCAGAAACGTTTTATTACACGTCTAACATATGACAAAATGTTTACTTACTTAGTTGATAAGCGCACAATAGACTATGTAGTAAACTTAGAAGTAGAGTACGGACAGGAGGCAGTAGTAGAGGAAGCTCGTAGACTAGGCTTCAAGGAGTAATCATGACAAAGGTTTTTGTATATAAAGTTGGTAGTGTACGCACTATAAATAAAAAAGAATACAAAGTAATCAATCAGTTTACAAGTAACGATTTTAGTTACTTAATGTTAAGTCACAGCGGATCACACGCGCTGGTAGTTAAGTCGCTAATTAAATTAGGTTATATAGAGGAGTATAATACATGAAAGTAAAAATAACTAAATTAGCTAATCATATGGATCATATAATACGACCAGATGATTCTCAAATCGTAGTTACAGCTGGTATAAATCTACCAGTATTAATAGGTATGGGTACAACAGTAGTAATACCAACAGGTATTAAAATCTCACTTCCAGAAGGTCATATAGGCTTACTGTCTATAGATCCACTCTTATCACTAAATAGTAACGTATCATTGGTAAACGGGATAACAATATTAGACTCTGAGTCTACTGGTGAGGTTGTACTAGGGTTAGTAAATAATAAGTATACGTCATTCTCAGTAAACCCAGGTGATATAATAGGAACCATACATATAATAAAAACTGCAACAATTAAAATAGAAGGTTAATCATGACAGTTAAAGATGTACAGGGTAAAGAGAGATTAAGCCTGATTCCATATCAGGCCTTAAAAGCTATATCTAAAGTTAGAGAGTTTGGTATAAGTAAATATGGAGATGATCAATGCTGGAAGCAGGGAGATCCAAAAGACTTTATTGAAGCATCGTTAAGACATACGTACAAATATCTACATGTAGGTAAATTGGATGATGAGTCCGGCTTAAACCATATAGCACACGCAGCCTGCAGCTTAGTCCTAGCACTAGCTTTATTAGAAGACGAACTTAATAAGGAGGCAGTATAATGAACCTATTAATGTTAGTATCAATCTTTATATTTATGGTAATAATACTAAATCTACTTAACGACGATTAGTTGACGTTCTTTTCAATTAATTTAGATAGAACTCTACCAATGTTTATTTGCGTAGCGATCTTTTCTACAGTCCTCGCAGGTATATAACCAGTTAGTCCAATAGTAAGTAAATTAAATATTTCACCTATTACTGAGTTAGCTGGCATTGGCATCATTAAGTTTGGTGTAGTATATCCAAAGAAGTAAGCCACAAGCAATCCAGCAAATACAACCATTATCATTGGACGCCATACAGCTGCTAACCAATACCCACTCTGCATCTCTGAAGATATGATGTCTGCTATAGCTCTTTCTTTCTGTGCAGCAGATGAATTGGCATCACTCAGTGCTGATATCCCACTTTGTACAGTATCTAATTGACGCTCTTTAACTCCGAAGAATCCTTTTACACCAGATCCCGCAAGCGATAGAGCACCCGATATTAATCCCGCTAACATACTAAACCTTTAAATAAATACAAATATTACTAATCCGTCTCCGCCGCGTCCACCAGCACCGCCTGTAACGGTAGTACCATTGGCACCTCCACCACCTCCGCCGCCACACCCAGGTCCTCCATTACCACCGCTACCAGCTGTTACAGATGTCCCACTAACGCTTCCGCCACCGAGTCCACCAGTTCCAATCAAGGCCGTTTTGGTAGAGCTACCAAAAAGCGATCCTGTAAAATCCATTCCACCAGATCCGTTAGCTCCAGCAGGAGCTGCAGCCACAGCATACTGAGACCATAATAATCCTGAACCAGTTATCGCTCCGCCAGCAAAGGTAGCATTAGCAGCAGATACTCCGCCACCAGCTGTTCCAGCAGTTGTAAATAACGGCGATGTAGCAGCAGTAGCTATAGCTATAGAACCACCCACAGCACCCGAAGCTCCAGCACCGCCTGCCTGACCAGCAATATAACCTGCTGCAGAGTTAGCTAGAACAAAGTTAGCAGATTGTCCGTATATAGTCTGTGCAGCTGTAGCAACACCACCTGCTGTACCCGCAGTACCAGCCACGGCACCGCCACCACCACCATCGGCCCGTATTATTACAGTGTTAGCCGTTAGCGAAGTATCTGGATAGGCCAATACGTATAATGATGTACCAGCATTACCAGCAGTGTTAGCTGCTACCGCAGCGCCACCAATACCTCCAGTTACGTATATAACACCAGGTAATAGAATTGTAGGTATAAATAATTTAGCTACCGCACCGCTACCACCACCGCCAGCTCCAGCTACAGCAGCGCCTAATGCTGCAGTTCCACCACCAGCTCCTGACCCACCAGCTCCAATAGCCATAATCATTACAGCAGAAGCCCATTGTGGTATAGTTACTGGTATCATACTCTGAGTACCAGCCGTACCACTCGCAGGTTTGATTATCCTTATCTTATCAGCTATAGATGGGGTACCATTAATGAAGTACATCTTAATAATCTCCGTGTACTGATGATATTTGCCATCCGGCAGATACAGATGTAGCTAATACAACTCTCACTACAAAGTTAGCTGGAATAGCCAAGTTAAGTGGGACTGTAACATGTGGAGTTCCTACAGTAGCAGAGGCAGTAGTAGCAGGCAAAGAGTATTGCATTACTAAGGCGTTGTTTGACGCAGTACCTACAGCCGATCCATTATTTATAAATACCCTTAGTACTGTTGCAACGTTTGTACCAGCAGCCTCTAATTCTAATGATCTTAGGAAAGATCCAGATGATCCAGCAGTAAATACTACAGTAGTACCAGACGTACCATCATAAGTGTTAGTACCTGTAGTCAAGTTTCCTGACCAAGCGATTTTAGGTGTTGCAGTAAAGTTTGGTGAAGTTGCCATTTAATCCTCAATATATTGTTAAGCCAAATGTTAGTAGAGAGAGAATTGCGCACTTCCTCCCGAAGAATCCTTATTAAAGTTAGCGTTTAGGTCCCCAGATCCATTAGCATCAAATAATAAATCCCCATTAGTTTGTAAGACATTAGAACCGCTTGTTGCAGATCCTACTCCTATTTCAGAAACTTGAATTGATGCGGCTGAATCTATAGTCATTACGGTACCTGTACCAGATACGACTATGTCCCCATAATCACCATCTGATAGCCCACCTCCACCACCTCCGGTAGCATTTATAGTAGTGCCTGTTATGGATAAATTAGTACCTAACGTTAACCACGCTACAGATCCAGCTGAATCATCCCAAAACATTAGCCTGTCCGCGTTAGGATCAGTTAGAGAAGCACCAGTACCACCTTTACCTATGGATATGTTTGTAGCATTCCAAGTTCCAGTAGCTACTGTACCAAGCGTAGTGATGTTTGTTGAACCTGACCATGTAGATAGCGCAGTGTTCTCTACGTTATTTATAGATAACATAGTACGTGCTGTTGAAGCACTTAATACCTCTGGAGAACCAGTTCCTGCAGTATTTCTACCAAGAAAAGATGCAGTAGCCATATTAGCCATCTTAGATAGGGATACAGCACCAGCAGCAATAGTTGTTGCAAAAGAGCCCGTACCAGACCCTGTAACGTCTGACGTTAAAGTTATTGTTTGGTCACCGGTGTTAGTTCCGCTAGATGTTCCAGAGAAGGTTCCAGACTGTGTCGCTAATGTTCCTAACTCAAGTGTTGCTCTAGCAGCAGCTGCATCGGCATCATCTATTAGAGTTGCACCAAACGCAGATATTTGTGAATCGTCAACTTTAGCATCTAAGGAAGTCTGTAAATCTGTTATTCTAGATATTGGTAAAGAATCCACAGTCCATACAGATCCTGATCCAGATACTATGATATCCCCTTTATCACCATCAGTTACTCCAGCCCCACCGCCTGAAGCGTCTATCAAGGCCTGCACAGCCGTATTAAAATCAGATATAGATGTAGACGTTACGTATTTCCAGGTTCTATCACTGCATAGAAATTTATCGTCATCAAATCCAGAAGCTGGTACAAGACCGCCCACAGTAGAACTAAATGTAGTAGTTCCAACCGGTATTAATCTTACAATACGCCTGTCTATATAGGTCATTAAAACATTCTCCTAAACGCGTCTACTACCATACCAGATACACTAGCAGCAGCTACAGATATTGCTACCATTATACCCTTCATATAGCTTTGGAAATTTTCTACTTTAGCTACTCTATTTTCAAGATTCTCTAGATCATCTATCTTTTCTTTTAGTATTTCACTAAGAAAGGTTACACGCTCAAGCTTTTCAATTACACTGTCTAGTTTGTCATCTAATTCTTTTATAGGATGCATAGCAGCTCCCCTTTATTTACAGTTAATATTAAGGCATTGAGGCCCTGACCGTACTCAGCTAAAACACTGCACAACCCGTTTGCAGAGGATCCAGTTGAGTGAGCAGATCCGGATGCAGAGAATTCATAGTATCTGTTTGCCACTAGTTGGTACTTTATATTGATATTTATGTTACCATAGTGATCGGTAACGTCTATGATATTCTTACCGCTTACAGCGTTGGTGATATCTGAGAATGATGCCGCCTGACATTCTTGCCATGTGCTACCAGATCTAACTACTATGTGCCCAGCTATACCTACTGCCCCTGAGTATATGTTATTGTGTATAACATCCATTCTAAAGGTTAATGTTGCTACAGAATCTACATCTGAAATTGTAGCTATTCTAAATCCTGGGATCTCACTAGCATACCAGTTTAGAGGTACATTAGTATTCAATGAACGCTGTAATGAGTATTGATTAGAGTTTATAATTGATGGAGCTGAAGGCAGTACTACACTATATATTTTTACAGATGAGGCAACTGCCCAAACACCTGTTGATATTACTACCCATACATGATCGTAATTAGTAACTCTATTATTAGACATAATGGTTCTAGATACCTGAGAGTTTACATCAGTAAAAGATAGTGTACCTAGTTTGGTACCATTTGTAGGAGAGGTTGGAGATGATCCTACCTTACCGTATAGATCTATCGTAATAGATGAGGTTAATCCACTAGCATCAAATCCATTTGACGCAGGTACAAGCTCAACTTTATCTATAGCTGTGGGTACAGATAATGTTATTCCGGCCCATCCCTGAGCAGTAGTTGAGTATCCTGTGTTTGAAGTGTCTAAGTCTAGGACAGCGTTTAGACCGCCATGAAATATTAAATCAAGTTGGTCTTCAATTGATGGATAAGCTGCTTTTCTTAATTCTTTATACCTTGTGCTATTTTTATATTCTAAAAATGCAATATAGGCATTCAATAATTCTTCATATGATGGTTTAGGTATGCTAACACTGTGCCAAATAAGTGATTCATAATCTTCACCTACCGTGTACTCTGCTTTCAAATCTTTGTTATAAAAGTATAATGCATCTTGTATATTCATAACTAACCTTTTATTTCCATTACTGTTATAGAGCTTGATCCACGTGCAAAGTTTGATGCGTCTGTATCTGTCCTAGATCTGTTTAAATAGTTTGTACCAGCGGTATTACATATCCATTGTACTTTATAAGTTGTGGATGAGGTTGTTGCGGGCGAATCTAAGAACAGCATCGTTAGATTTTGCATCGTAATAGAGTCATTCACATAGGATTGTCTACCTACGGCAAACCTAGAGCCTACTGCCACACCAGAACCTACTGCACTTCCACCACGATCTATTCTTATACTAGCATTGTTTGCTGAGTCAGTTGAAATTGATAAGTCAATAAGTACTAGTATTTTATTAGAGGAACTAGATGGGGTTATGCTAACAGTTAAACCAGATATATCTGCAAACGTAGTAGATGTAGAGGTTGTTGTTGCAGTAACTTGTGTAGATACTACTTGTAGTACGGCTCCTGCAGCTTGGTTTATTGTAATAGTGCTACCAGCACCGCCATCAGTAATTGATATACCTGATCCAGCTGTAAGTACTCGTTCGTTTGGTAAGACTCCATCTGTACCTAATGTTACATAGGAAGGAGATGTTAATGCTATGGTACCATCACTATCTGGTACAGTTAACGTACGTGTTGTAGCTGTGGTTATCCCAGAAGCTTCGAATTTAAATCTCTTAGTAGTATCGGTTTGATCTTTTATTGTTAGATCATTGTCATGCATACTAATTGTTGGGTTAGAGAACGTACCGTTTGTTACTGTTTTACCAGTAAAGGTTAGTGCTGATGGTAGTGATATTGTAGGGTTTCCGCTAACGCCGTCACCATTAGTAACAGTTATTTCGTTAGATGTTCCAGTTATTGTGCGTGAAGTTAAGGCGGTAGTTCCTGTGTAGGCTAGCATTCCATTTCCCGAGAACACAATTGCATCTATTGAGGCCAATGAAACTGATTCTAAGTTAGTAGCTGCGTTATTCCATTTTATGAACTCGTCAGATGCTGGAGTAGGAAATACTAATCCTGATATACCTGAGGTACTAGGTAAGACTAACGACCTTCCTATTGATTCTTCTAACTCCTGGGTTATTAAAGTTAGTTTATCTAATGCACCCTCGTGAGATTCTGCTGGGAATGAGTCATTCTCAATATAGTCCACTGATTGTGTACGAGCTGTCCTACGCTGTATTGTTAATGTTTCACCGCTTCCTGGTGCCACTGACATTATAACTGTTCCAACAGATCCAGATCCGCCGGTTACTGTGTAGTCTGAGTTTAATATTTGTGTTGTGTCAACATCACTTGTATCAGTAAGGATTACTACTAAATCAGTAGCTGCTGTAAATACGAAAGTGGTAGCAAAGGAGGTTGTTACTCCGTTACCGTTATACTGTTTTAAAGGTGTGACTACTGAAGATACTGTCATTGTGGTTTACCTTGGTTATTATTTGGTTGTCTTCCTATTTGGTTTATTAACCAGCCCCAGTATATTAAGTTTTGACCCGGTAATAACTGAAGACTTTTCCTATACTCTGAATCTGAATATCCATTAGTATTAGAATCATATATATTATTTACGATATCTAACGAATATCTAGCTGATGGTCCAAGTAACATTCCCGCCATTCCTTTAACATAATCCGACCCATTGTGATAATAGGAAGGCTTATCTGCAAGTACTTGATCGGGGTGTAATCCGGCCATACCAGCTGCATCAAATCCAAACCCTAGTATAGCAAATGTGGAGTTCTTTGTCAAGGCACTGGCTAATAAAGCCTCTGGTGTATAGTTAACTTCCCTACCGCCACTCCAATCTTGTAGCATGGCTACCTGGTGTCAAAGCTATTTATAATTTTTTTAGCAAGCTTGCTGTCTATACCAAGTTTTGATAATTCCAAATATTCCGAAGATCCTTTAACTAACTTACCATCGATCAAATCCCTTGAGTACTTAAGAACCTTTCTACTTACGTCCTCAGCTATTGCAGTACGCGTTATATTGTTTAGTGGATCCATTAGGTTTAATCTAGAGAATACACTAGATGCAAATTTAGTACCCTGCTCTATTTTAGTAGGTACGTTTAGATCAATTACTTCTGAGAATAAAGATGATCTAGCGACACCGGTAATCCTATCAGAGACTACACCGAATAATCTACCTACATCCCTATCTGGGATGGCTTTAAATACATCGGCTACTTTAGTAGATGTTTGTAGTATATCATCACCAAGTCCTACAGAAGTTAGTTTAGATGTAGCTACACGTACTAAGTCAGGTACCATTGAGAATATAACTTTACCCATAGTCCTCATATATACTAGGGCTTTTAAGACTGCGGTTGTGTCTCTAGTAAACTC